TACCGTTCCCCTTTCAACAAATAGTACAATCACGTTTAACGTCATAAGAATCATAAGCTCTACAGAATGCACAGTTTCAAACATATCAGTCCGCGAAGTAACTAACGTACTAACCTACGAGAACATAGCTACTACATCAGATGTACGCGATACGTATACGCTGGTAGATGGGGATTGGGTGGGTAGTGAGTTGGTTGTTAATGGTGGGTTTGATACTGATTTAAGCGGGTGGCAGATTCTTAATGCTGATGGCACTCATAGCGTCACTTGGGTCGGTGGCAAAGCCCGTTATATATCCGATACGACATCGCCACAATTGATATTTAGACAACTTGATATTATGAAATCGGGGAATGCTTATCGGTTTAATACTGATTTAGATATTGAATCTGGAAGCTTTAAAACTAATTCAGATTTTACCAATTTTTCCCTTGTAGATGGGGAGAACTCAAATGTGGTTCAGGCGACGGGCGCCGCTTTAGGGTTAACTAGAAACGGCCCTAACACGACAGTTAATATAGACAACGTAAGCGTTAAACGACTAATCGAGGTGGCCCCATGATACCGATGTATTACATATACGACACAGCACACGCACCCGAAGAACTAACAGCTAAGCATCCTAATGCGGCTGTGTATTCAACTATCACGTTGTTTGTGACAGGTGCGGCAGAGCCTAGCGCCATTGTTGATATTGCTAATATGGAGCTAACCAACGCAGAACTAGACGCAGTGGTTGACGGGTTGCTAGCACCAGAGCCACCCCCAACAGATGCAGAAGTTCAGATTAGTAAGGCACAGGCCAATTATTTATACGAGACACGATTTAAACCAGAAGAGGTTCCAGAGTAATGAGTGAATTAGCGAACAACGAAGAATTAAGGGTTAGCGGCGGAGATTATGCGCTAAAAGTAAGCGGCGCTATGGATTTGCAATGGCAGCTAGAGGGCGAAGGGTTTAGCACAGTAACAGATGGCTCATTTGCTACAGCTAGCGATGTGATCGTAGAGCTGCCAGCATGTACTGTAAAGATTATAAACGCAGGCGCTAACATACTGTATATCAGGCATGTGAGTGTACGGCCAACTCAAATCGATTAAACATAGCCGGGGAGACTCGGCTAATTCCTAAAGGGGATTACATGGCTAAGCCAGAAACCAGAGGAAAAGGTAGGCCGACAGATTACCTTGAGGTGTACAATGAGCAGGCCAGAAAGCTGGGCTTACTTGGGTACACTGACAAAAAGATAGCGGATTTCTTCTGCGTATCTGAGACAACATTAAACAATTGGAAAAGACAATACCCGAATTTTCTTGTGTCCTTAAAGGCTGGCAAGGAAGTTGCAGACATGGAAGTGACAGCCAGTTTGTATGAGAGAGCTATTGGATACTCTCACACAGAGACAAAAGTATTTAACAATCAAGGTGAGATATTAACTCACGACGTTCAAAAGATTTACCCTCCAGACCCCATATCAATAAAGTATTGGCTAAATAATAGGCAACCTGAAGTGTGGCGCGAGAAGGTGGAAAGCGAAATAGCCACAAATGAGGAAATAAGCAAAATCCAAATAGAGGTTATTGGTGCGAACGTTAAAGATTAAGCCGACGCAACCACAAGCGGACTTTCATTCTCTACAGTGCAAACACCCCGCCTTTGTCGGCGGTTTCGGCACTGGCAAGAGTGAAACTATGGCTAATCAAGCGTTTATGGATGCATCGCATTCTAGCAGTGCGCTGATAGGGTTGTACGAGCCTACATATGACCTTGTGCGGCTTATTATGGCCCCGCGCATGGAAGAGAAGCTAATTGATTACGGCATACGTTACAGATATAACAAATCTGAGAATATCATCTATTGCTCAAATGGGCAGTTTGGCGACTTCATATTACGAACACTGGATAACCCAGAAAGAATAATAGGTTATGAGACGTATCGATCACACGTTGATGAGATAGACACGCTCAAAGAAGATAAAGCGCTTGCAGCTTGGATAAAGATTATTGCACGTAACCGGCAAAGGCCAGCAGGCATAATAAACCCGTTCAACCGAGTCAGCGCATACTCAACGCCCGAAGGCTTTAAGTTCCTGTATAAGTACTGGAAGAAAGAACCTAAGAACGGCTATGAGATGATCCAAGCGTCAACGATGAGCAATCCGTTTTTACCGGATGACTATGTTGATACACTGAAAGAGACGTACCCGTCAAATCTCATAGAGGCGTACATCGAAGGCGAATTTGTCAACCTGACGAGCGGCACGGTTTACCATGAGTTTGACAGGGCTGAACATGATACAGATGCAATATGGAACGGGCGGGAGCCCCTGCACATCGGGATGGATTTTAACGTTTGTAATATGTCGGCTGTTATATCCGTTATTCGTAAAGGTGTCTGCTATGACGTGGGGGAAATTACCGGCGGTTATGACACACCAAGCATGATCGACTCAATAAAAGAGAGGTATCAGCAATGTCAAATAAACATATATCCAGATGCAAGCGGCAAAAACAGAAACGCTCAAGGTGCTTCAGAATCATCAATTCAATTATTGAGACAGGCAGGCTTCCAAGTGCTAGCAAAGGCAAAGAACCCGTTTGTTAAGGATCGCGTTTTAGCTATGAACACAAGCTTTGTAAGAAACTTGCACTTTGTAAATGTTAAGCTGTGTCCCATACATGCGTCGAACCTTGAGCAGCAGGTTTATAATGCAGCAGGCGAGCCGGACAAGACGCAGGGGAACGATCACACTAACGACGCAAGTGGATACCTAATACACTACAAATACCCAGTAATTAGACCCACTACTAACGTTACCCGTTTAATAGTATAATGCTCAAAAGTCGGTTAAGCCGGCATAACCCAATATAGGCTTAACAATGACACAAGTCACAGAACCGCGACAAGAATATACCGAACAATTGCCAGATGTGCAGAGAAACCGCGCGGCCGTAGCCGGTGAACGCACAGTAAAACAAAACGGCGTCAAGTTCCTTCCTCCGTTAGCATCAATGTGCTGCAGCACATGCAACAATGATGATGGCAGTACCTCAATACAACAAAGCACTTCGTTAACTAAAGAAGGGCAAGCAGCGTATACAAAATACCTAGCTCTAGCTTCTTTTTATGGTGCTACAGGGCGAACTGTTGACGGGCTAGTGGGTCTGATATTTTCTAAACAGCCGACCCAAGAGTTGCCGAGCAATGTTGAATATCTGGAAGATAACGCAGACAGCAAAGGTAATACACTGCGCGACTTATCCAAGAGAGCAGCGACTGAGGCATTCATATCACCCCGCTCTGGTTTGTTGGTGGCTCGTCCGTCTACGCCTGAAGGGGCGAGCGTTGCAGATGTTGGGGATAGCAATCTTAGACCTAAAATACTGTCATACAAATTCGAGTCGATCATTAACTGGGATTATGAAGTCATAGACAACATTGAAAAGCTGTCGCTGGTCATACTGCAAGAGGAAACGACTAAACGCACAGGGTTTAAAGTTGAGACTAAAAAGCAGTACAGGGTATTAGAGCTGATCGATGGGGTTTACCACCAATCGCTATATGATGATGCGGGCCAGCTTGATGGCAACCCCCCGTCCCCTGTTATAATTAACGGCAACACCAGCTCAGAGATACCATTTTACTTTATCGAAGTAGGCGCAGAGCAAAAAGCTATTATTAATGATCTAGTTGACATGAACTTTCATCATTATCAAGTTAGCGCCGACTACAACAGTAAGAATCACTTCTCAAGCTTCATAATCTGGTATGAAACCGGAGCCGAATCTGGGCAGAATATGCTCATGGGTAACGGCGTCAAATGGTCAAATAGAAACGAGGGCGCGACGTTCGGCATATTACAGCCGGACGGCAACTCCGACGCTTTACGTATATCACTACAAGACGACGAGCAACGCATGGCAGCATTAGGTGCCGAAGCGTTAAAGCCTCGTTCTAGTGGCGCAGAGAGCGCAGAAGCTAAGAGTCTTGATAAAGTTGCCCAGAACTCAACAACGGCGGATGTCTCGATCACAGTCAGCGAAGCGATGACCAAAGCAATTAATTTTGCATCGCTATGGATGGGCGGCACAGAAGACGCTGTTTACCAGTTGAACACCGATTACAATCCTACAGGCATGGCAGCTCAAGACTTAACAGCTTTGTTTATGAACTGGCAGGGTGGCGGTATTTCTTACGATACATATTACGAGAATTTACAGCGCGGCGAGATTGCCAGCACTGACAGAAC